AATGGCTATATTATATCTAAATTTCCTTTAAAATTATTAAAGACTATATAGTCGGGTCGTTAACCTGTTGTTAGCTATCTGGTTAATACCTAGTTTTTGTAATTTTGTATAAGCATTACATATATACACCCCACCACCCCTGTACCTCCAGCGTACTGTATAAATGTACAGTACTATATAAACGTACAGTATATCAAGACTTTAAGATGTTCACAGTTTATCCACAGACTTTATAGCTTGTGGATAACTTTACAGACTTTCCAGACTTCAAAACCTAACAAGAGCCAGAAAAAGATTATAAAAATTAAAAAGATAATCTAGTTAATGAAGTTTTAAAAGTTTTGAAGCGTGGATTTCATACAGTAAAACTCCACAGACTTTACAGACTTTAAAAGCTAACATACTCTCAAACTAATTCTAAAGCCCTCTAAAGCCCTCACAATCTCAACCCACCCAAACACATTAACCAAACAATAAGGACTATATAAGCTATTAAAAAAAACATATACTTTTTTTTCATTTAAGTGTTGACATGATAAAAAATATATGAATAATGGGAACTATGAAAACAAAAATAAAGCTAAACAGGAATGAAGCTAGAAAACTTAAGAAAGCACAGAAAAGAAAATTAAAGCTTTCAAAAGTAGATTTTTATAATAATGATATTCATTTAGGAACTAGAAAAATATCAGCTAATCCTGTTAATGGTTTAATAAATTTAGAAGATAATAATAGATTACATTTATTAGATAGTATATTATTACGACATAGACAGACTAAGTAGCTTGTGAAAATCACCAACAGGTGAGAGAGTAGCAAGAAAGAATTTAAAAGTTTATATATATAATTAAATATATATAATGTGGAGTTGGTGAACTTCGGAGAAAATCACCCATGAGGCAAGGCATGAAGAACGCTATCACCTTGTTAGAGTTTGGTTATTCTCTTTATGGTAGACAGTTGATAACAAAAGATAACCACCTATTAACAGGGCATAACAAAGCGTAGCCCATTTTTAAATACGCTTTAATTTTTGGAGATAGGACAAATGGACTATAAAGAAAAATTAAAAAGTGATTTTTCAGATTTTGACAATCTGTTAAATAATCCAAATCATGTAGTAAGAAGGTATTATTCTGCTTATCTATACGGAAACTATGGAGAGGAAATATACACTAAATGGTTTGAGAGGTATAAAAGAGCTAAGAGCCAAAAACAGCTTAGAGCTTTAGTTATTCAATCATTTTGTGAGTTTAACGCTCTTGATTATGGTTGTAGCTTTCAACAAGTGCAGAGATGGTTAATGCAAAACATCGGCATTGAAAAGCTAGAACTATTAAACATTGAGTTGATTGATGATGTAAAAGATACATACCAACATCTAGTAGAGGTGGCATAACATGGAAACATTTAATTTAACTATAAAATTTGACACAGAAGAAGAGAGAGACTTGGCTCTTGATAAACTAGCGAACTATAAAAAGAAAAGTATAGTCGGTTGGTTTTATTCAGAGAATGATGGTCAACATTTCTCAGACGCTGAACGTCAAGTTATATAAATAATTAGGTTAAGCTCTTTCACCTATATAAGCAGAGGGCATTTAATGGAGAAAAATATGTTAAAGATATTTAAAGATAGCTATAACAATAATAAAAACTTTTATCACTTTAACGTGTTAGGATTTAAATTTAGAGTTGCTACTAATACTAGAAACTTAAATAAGTTTAATACCTACAGCACCAAAAGAGGGAGAGTTTTAAACGTAGGTAAGAAGTATATATGCTTTATGCCTGTATAAATTAATATAAAAGTTCACAGGGTTGTCACACAATTGTCACATGATTTTACTTCGTAATAATAGTGTGCTACCCTGTCTACATAATTTAAACACAAAAGGAGATGTTTATGAGTGATATAACAAAAAAAATAGAAGAAATTCTTCTTAATGATGGTCTTCAATATCAAGCTGATGAAGAAGTTTTAATAGAAACAGAAGATATGATGAAGAAAAAAGAAGAAAAAGATATGAGTTTTAAACAACAAGAGTTAGAACTTTAGACTATATAGTGCTAGGTATCACTTTAAAGTGCCTACTTAAATTAATTAACTTGGAGAATGATTATGAATGATATAACAAATAGTGATGACGTAATAGATAGTCGAAACATACTTGATTATATAGAAAAGTATGAAGATGATGCAGACTTTAAAGATGAAGTAAAAGCATTACAAAGTATATTAAATCAATATTGTGATAACTATACTGAGGGCTTGAAAGACTTAGAGTTTGGAGTATTTTTTATTAGAGATAGTTATTTTGTAGACTATATGGAAGATTACTTTTTTGACTTTGCTGATATAGATGAAGCTTTACATTGTTATATAGACATAGAAGCTTTTGCACGAGACCAACAATACAATTACGATACTGTTGATTTTGATGGTATAGAGTATTGGTATCAACAAAGTTAAAGGAGAATGATTATGAGTAAAGAAGTACATGAAGACATGTTGTGGCAACAGATAGAACAAGAAGTCACTACAGAGCATGAGGAGGGCTTACTAGAGGAAGAGATATTTACTTACTCTAGGATAGGGCTTGATGCAGATGATGATAGAGATGAAATATTGTATGAGATTATGGAACAAAGATTTAGAGAGAGGTGTGCATGAGTATAGCAGATAAAATTAAAATAATAGATGATGTCATAACAAGAGAGGTTGAGTGGGCAGATGAGCCGACAGATGATATTCAAGATGCTTGGGTTGATATTAGACATATAATTAATAAGTTTTACAAGGAGGTAGAATGAGTATGAGTATCAAAGACTTTACAGACGATAAGGAAAAGATGAAAGACTTTTACATTTTATCGAAGGCAGAATTTTTACAATCATATTCATACTTAACAGAAAGAGAATATGACTTAACACAAAAGGAGGTAGCATGAGTATGAGTTTATATACGAGAATAGAGAACGTAGCAGTTCGAGACTTTGAGTTCTTGAGGATGCTATCAAAAGAAAGTTTAGATGTATTGGTTGATAAAGTCTTTGCACATGTCAGAGACTATGAAGGTGAAGACAGTAAGGAAGGTTTTATCCATCAATGTATCATGGAAGAGGTGGCTCATTTAGTAGCCAAAGGTTTATTATTAGAAGGAGATAGAATATGAAGATAATAGGATGGAAGTTAGTTATCACTTGGGAAGATGATGATACGGAGGATGTAGTTGACATACCAGATTGGTTAGCAACAAAAATAGATGCATTTTTAGATGACTTGGAGGAAGAATATATATAAATTGTCACACAATTGTCACATAACAGTCATGGAATTGTCACAATAGTATGATAGACTACATAACTTATAAATAACTTGGAGAAGTATTATGGGAAATAAACCTAGGTATATACCACCTAAAATATTTTACGAGGTTGCTCTTGAAACAGTTGAACCTTTTTATTGTAAACGACACAACCATTGGGCTTATGAGGTAATAGATGTTTACCATGACGAGCCAAAGAAAGGATGTGAAGGTTTAATCGGCTACGTTCAAAAAGATGAATTGTTTTCTATTACTATATACAAAGAAGCAATTGGAGATATGGATAGAAGAGAATATATTTATCTAAATACAGATGGAACATTTACCCATAAACTTCCTAAATATATTCTAAAAGGAGTGCAACCTTTAGTAGATATGGCAATGAAAGATAAAAGATTTGTAAAAGATTAATAAAGACAATGACACAATACAAGTATAAAGTTCTGCAAAGAAAAAAAGAATTAGAGAAAGAAGGACTTGATAAAGAGTGGAGTTTTATGGAGGCTAAGTTTGACAAAGGTAAGTTAGTCTCTATAACTACAGGATTTAAGAGTGGCAGAAGGTTAACTGAGTATGAAGACAAACGTAAGAAGGACAAGGAAGAATGGCAGTAAGAGGCAAGACAATACAAACTATAGACCATGTGAAAAAGAGTTCCTCACAGGGCATAGGAGGGCGTGGTAGACGTATTAAAATAGCAATGTCTACTATGAACAAAAACAAAAAGCGAACTTATAAAAAATATCGAGGACAAGGCAGATGAAAGCAACAATGACTAAGACAGAGTATGCAGAGTTTGTAGAAGCTGTTGATGAAATCAAAGCTAAAGCTAACATAGATATTAATCATAGTGTGACGTATGATGGTGACAGTTTTATAGTGGAGATACTAGACGAAGATATAAACTTAGAGTATTTAGATGAAATATTACTTGACAAAGAGGAGCAAGTATGATACAATCCTGTATCTTGAGCAACCGAACAAGCCCTCTATCTCCAAGTATTAGTAGGTTTGGTTCTAACCACAACTCCGAGAGTAGTTGGCTCAACACTCTCACTAACTTTAACAACTTCAAACTTAATCATAGGAGGTAAATATGATAGTAGAAGGAACTGCGTATTGGGCAAGTATTAAGACACCCAATACGACTTTTGAACCTGTGTATACAGTCAACCTTGTTGTTGACCAAGAGACAGCAGATGGTTTTGCTGGACGTGGACACACAGTAAAGCAGATGGATGAAGGTCCAGCTTTAGTTATCAAGCGAAAGGTGAATGGTCCTAATGGTATGATTAGGAATGCACCAAGATTACTTGATGCTAACAAGCAAGACATTAATCTAGCTGTTGGTAATGGCTCTAAGGTAAGAGTACAATGTAGTGAATTTGATTGGGAGTATGCTGGTAAGACTGGCAAAAGTCTCGACCTACAGGGTGTTCAAGTCATAGAGCTAGTGGAATATAAAGCAGAGGACGGCTCTGAATTTTTTGATAGTAACGAGGAGTTTTAATTATGACTGATGAAAATAATCCACAAGTCACATACAGAACCGACAATGGTTCGTATGATGTACTACAACTCTCGCAAGATGCTCAAGGTTTATTCAATGTAATAGTTGAGTGTACCAATGAGGTCAACAACTTGCGTAGACGAATTGCTGTACTTGATGCAGCAGTTCAAAACTTCAATGGTCAAATGCAAGAACATCTAACAGATGATGCATTGATTGAGGAAGATAGTGAAGAGGAAGCTTCAGTAGAAGAAGACTCTTAAACTTGCATAACAACTGTAAGTAAAAAAATGCTTGTTGTAGGAGTTGCTAGACCTTCTGCGTTAGAACAAAACTAGTATTATATTTTATAGGAGATAGAATTGAATACAAAATTTATTAAACATAAGCTACCCTGTCCCAAGTGTGATAGTAGTGATGCTGTTTCTTTGAATGCTGATGGGTCTGCTAAATGTTTTAGCTGTAATACTTTTTTTCCAGACTATGACAAAGCAGATGATATGAGTACAAGTACTAACACTATTGTACCCATGAAACAACCAGAGACATCATTCTTAAACTCATACACAGGAGTATATGCACCATTGACTGATAGAAATATATCAGAACAAACTGCAAGAAAGTTTGGTGTGAAGGTTGTCAAAGACCATGCTGGTCAAGTCAAGCAACATATTTATCCGTTTCATAATGGAAGTGAGATAGTTGCAACTAAGACTAGGTATGTAGACAACAAGAACTTCTCATGCAATGGTACGTTTGAAGGGACAGGGTTGTTCGGTGAGCAACTGTATCGCAACAAAGGTGGTAAGTATTTAACCATAACCGAAGGTGAGTGTGATGCAATGGCAGTCTATGAACTTATGCAAGGTAAGTCTAGTGTAGTATCTATTAAACGTGGAGCTTCATCTGCTGTTAAAGATATACGAGAGAGCATTGAGTTTGTAGAATCATTTGATAATGTTGTTCTTTGTTTTGACAATGACAAAGCTGGGATTGAATCTGCTAGACAGGTTGCAAGAATCCTTAAGCCAAGTAAGGCAAAGATAATAAACTTACCCAATGGTTACAAAGATGCTAACGAGATGTTAGCTAAGAAGAAGTTCCAAGAGTTCTCTACTGCTTGGTGGGAAGCCAAGACTTATACTCCCTCTGGTATCATGGAACTATCCAGTAAGAAGGATGAGTGGCTACACAGAGAAGAGAAAGAAAGTGTAGCTTATCCTTGGGAAGGACTGAATAAGAAACTCTATGGTATGCGTAAGGGTGAGTTGGTCACCTTGACAGGTGGTACAGGACTAGGTAAGTCTAGTGTGACTAGAGAACTTGAACATCATTTAATTAAGAACACAAAAGACAATGTAGGTATTGTAGCACTAGAGGAGAACTGGTTACGTACTGCCGATGGTATTGTATCTATTGAAGCCAATGATAGGATATACTTATCAGAGAAACGTTCTAAGTATACAAGCGATGAACTCCATACTTTGTTTGACAAAGCTATTGAGAAGGGCAGAGTATTTATCCATGCTCATCTTGGTGCGACAGACATTGATGAGATATTTTCTAAGCTAAGATATATTATTGTAGGGTGTGAGTGTGACTGGGTTGTAGTTGACCACCTACATATGCTTGTCAACGTACTAACTGAGGGTGACGAGAGACGTGGTATTGATATGTTAATGAATAGATTGCGTAGCTTAGTTGAAGAGACTGGTGTAGGTATGATACTGGTATCACATTTACGTAGAGCACAAGGCGATAGAGGACATGAAAAAGGTATACAAGTGTCCCTTTCTCATCTCAAAGGTTCACAAGGAATAGCACAATTGTCTGATTGTGTTATTGCATTAGAGAGAAATCAACAAGCAGAGAATCCAGAGGAAGCTAACATGACTAAGGTTAGAGTCTTGAAGTCAAGGTATACTGGTGATACTGGTATGGCTTGTAGTTTAAAATATGACATTGATACTGGTAGATTACATGAAGTGACAGAGGAGGAAACATTTACAAATGAATCTTATTTTTGATATAGAAACAGATGACCTTGATGCTACTAAGATATGGTGTATTGTAGCTAAACAAGTTGATGGACAAGTATATAAGTTTGGACCAAATCAAATTGAAGATGCACTAGACTTATTACATAGTGCTAAAGTTTTAATTGGTCATAACATTATAGGTTTTGATTTACAGATACTTAAACGATTACATAACTTTGTGTATCGAGGTAAGGTAATTGATACTCTTGTTATGTCAAGACTTTACAATCCAGTCAGAGAGAATGGACATAGTCTCAAGACTTGGGGTTATAGATTAGGTATACCTAAACAAGAACAACCAGAGTTTAATAACTATACACCACAAATGCTAGACTATTGTGTACAGGATGTTAAACTGAATGAAGCTGTATATAAGTTCTTACAGAAAGAAGGACTAGGATTTAGTAAGCAGTCCTTTGACTTAGAGCAAATGACTTCTGCTATTATATGTGAACAAGAAAGAAATGGTTTTTATTTTGATAGTAAACAAGCTATGACTTTGTTAGCAGAGCTTAAACAAAAGATGGCAGATGTAGAGGATGAAGTACAGAAAACATTTAAACCTAAGTGGGTTGATGATAAACAAGTTACACCTTACATTAAGAAGGATGGTGAACTTAGTAAGCGAGGACTTACAGATGAGGAGTATGTGCATTGTATGAACACACAAAACTTTCAACCCTTCATGCGTAAGAAGTTAGTTGACTTTAATCTCGGTAGTCGTAAACAAATAGGTGAGTATCTTGTTGACTTTGGTTGGCAACCAGAAAGGTTTACTCCTACTGGTCAACCTATTGTGGATGAGAGTACACTTAAAAAGATTACCCACATCAAAGAAGCTAAACTAATTGCTGATTTCTTATTATATCAGAAACGTATAGCTCAAGTATCATCTTGGATTGATGTTGTTAAAGATGATAGAGTACATGGTAAGGTTATACCTAATGGTACTATTACAGGGAGGATGACACATCGAGGTCCTAACATGGCTCAAGTCCCTAACATACATAGTCCTTACGGTGAAGAGTGTCGTGCTTGTTGGACTGTACCGGATGGCTATAAGTTAGTTGGTATTGATGCTAGTGGTTTAGAGTTACGTATGTTAGCTCACTACATGAATGATGCTGATTACATTGAGGATGTTGTTAATGGTGACATCCATACAACCAATCAAGAACTTGCTGGACTAAAGACACGTGACCAAGCTAAGACATTTATCTATGCTTTAGTCTATGGTGCTGGTGATGCGAAGATAGGTAAGATAATTAATGGTGATATGAAGAAAGGTAAAGCATTGAAACAAAGATTCTTTGCTAACTTACCAGCATTAAAAACTTTACGTGACAGAGTACAACAAGCTGCCAACAGAGGTTTCTTAAAAGGTATTGATGGTAGAAAGATATATGTAAGAAGTCCTCATGCTGCACTTAATACTTTACTACAAGGTAGTGGTGCTATTGTAATGAAACAAGCTATGATAAATTTATATGAGTTGATTAAGTTAAATACTTATGATGCTAAGTTTGTTGCTAACATCCATGATGAATGGCAACTACAAGTCAAAGAATCTCAAGCTGACTCTGTAGGAAGAGTAGGTGTTGAGTGTATTGAGAAGGTAACAGAGCAATTTAAAATGCGATGTGATTTAACTGGTGAATATAAAATAGGAGGTAATTGGAGTGAAACCCACTAAAGAAAATAGAAAGAAGTTTGACCTAGACTTAGAGTATGGTCAGATAAGAGAAGATAGGATAGCAGATATGCTAACTAATAAAAAGATTGAGGTCAAGTCAGAACGTGGTATGTGGATGAAGACTGGTAACATATGTATTGAGTATGAATCATATGGTAAACCATCTGGTATCTGTGCTACTGAATCAGACTATTGGTTTCATAATCTTTGTATTGATGATGATATATTCTGTACGTTTATATTTGATGTCCCTAAACTAAAACAACTGATTGATAAATTAGATTTTAAGAAGTCTGTTTGTGGTGGTGACAACAAAGCAAGTAAGATGTGGTTAGTAAATATACAGAAACTATTTACATCTGATGTCTTTAAAACATATAAAGAGCTAGAAAATGAATAAAACACTTGACAAAACTCAATTAGACAAGTATAATAAGTTTACATCTGAGTCTGGACATTGGTATGCTAGAGATGGAGAACCTATGTATACAATCATAGGTGCTAATGGTAAAGAAAGAAACACCACATTAAGAGATGCCAAAAGTATTGGACTTGTCCCTTCAGTCACAACCATTTTAGGTATGGTTGCTAAACCAGCTTTAGAGAATTGGAAACTTACTCAAGCTATCAAAGCAGCAATTGATTTAGATAGAGGAGAACAAGAACCTTTTGATTCTTTTACTTACAGATGTAAGAATGAAGCTAGACAGGTTGGTTTAAAAGCAGCCAAGCAAGGGACAAAGATACATGCTCAAATAGAAAAAGGTTTCTTAGGTAAAGCTAAGACTAAACCTTACAAACTTATTCAAGCATGGTTAGACGAGAACTTTCCTAACGAAGACTGGATAGCAGAGGATTCTTTCTGTGCTGAACAAGGCTATGGTGGTAAGATAGACTTATACTGTAAGTCAGGAATCTTTGTGGACTTTAAAACCAAAGATAACCTTGAAGGTAAAGACCCAGCTAAGTTAGTCTATGATGAACATGGTATGCAGTTATCTGCTTATGCTCAAGGTTGTCAGGTTGATGACCCTACTAGAGTTTCTATCTTTGTTGATAGAGCAGATACAAGTATTATCCTGTATCACATTTGGGAAACAGAATCACATGAAAAACATAAAGAAATGTTTAATAGTATATTAAGATACTGGCAACTGGTAAAGAATTATGAATGGCAAGAAGTCTAAACTAATAAGAAGAAGAGCAGAAGGTAAACTCATTGACTGGTTAAGAACTATGATACCAGAAGGAGAAGATGTTTCTAGAATCAACAAGAAGAATCTCCATGAGTTTTTACCAGAACAAACTCACATCTTTGCTAATAATAAATTTATGTTAAGTGCATATAGTTTAAGATGGTTTTATAAACAAACAAAAAAAGAATATTATGAAAAAGAAAATAAATTATAAATTCAACGAAGGTAAAATTTTAAATTTAATAAAAGAATATATTGATAAGACTTATGCTCAACATTATTCTAATGGTAAGTATCAAGCTACTGACATGGTTATAGATGCTGGTCACGGTGAAGGTTTTGCTATTGGTAATATTATGAAGTATGCTATGCGATATGGTAAGAAAGATAACAAACAAGTAGAGTTATATAAGATAATACATTATGCTATTATTGCTTTACATCTAGAGGAGAAACATGGTAGAAGATAAGGTCGGAACTAAAAGTTATTTAGGAATAATGATAGACTATGACAAAGAAAAAAACTTTGATAAGTTTAGTTTAGACACATTAAAAGATAGATACTTTTGGGATGGAGAGACACATGCCCAAGAAGCATTCGCAAGAGCATCAGTATTTGGTGCAACATTTAAAGGAGAAACAGATTATGAAATGGCTCAAAGACTTTATAACTACAGTTCCGATTGTTGGTTCATGTTTAGCACTCCTATACTTAGCAACGGAGGCACTACTCGTGGGCTACCTATCAGTTGTTTCCTTAATTATGTTCCTGATAGTAGGACTGGGCTATCTGCTCACTATGACGAGAACATATGGTTGGCAAGTTCGGGTGGAGGCATTGGTGGATATTGGGGAGATGTTAGGAGTAACGGTATACCTACTACTCATGGCTCTCGTTCTACTGGTTCAATTCCATTCATGCATGTGGTAGATTCGCAGATGTTAGCTTTCAATCAAGGCACTACAAGACGTGGTTCTTATGCTGCTTACATGGATGTTAGTCATCCAGAGATTGAAGAGTTTATTAACATGAGAAAAGAATCTGGTGGTGATATAAATAGGAAGTGTTTAAACCTACACAATGGTATTAATATAACTAATGCATTCTTAGATGCTGTTAAGAATGATGAAGACTGGAGATTGATTGACCCTAAAACTAATGAAGCTGTCAATACTATAAATGCTAGAGCTTTATGGTTTCAAATCATAAATGCTAGAGCAGAGACTGGTGAACCTTACATGATTAACATTGATACTTGTAATGATGCGTTACCTAAAACACAACAGGATTTAGGTTTATCAATTAGACAAAGTAATTTATGCTCAGAGATAACACTTGCTACCAATGAAGAGAGAACAGCAGTATGTTGTTTATCATCTGTTAATTTAGAACACTTCGATAAGTGGTCAGAAGACCAACAGTTTATTGAAGATTTAATAACTATGCTTGACAATGTGATAGAACATTACATTGAGAATGCAGTAGACACATCACAACTAGGAGGTTATAGTGCAAATTTCAAACGGTTTACAAAATATATTAAAGAAGGTAAAGAAGGGTACGCTAAGTCTGCTTACTCTGCTTATAGAGAAAGGTCAGTTGGTCTTGGAGCAATGGGTTTCCATGCTTATCTCCAGTCTCAAAACATTGCGTTTGAAAGTATCTATGCTACTGGATTCAATCATAAAGCATTCAAACACATCAAATCCAAAGCTGTACGAGCTACTGAGAGACTTGCTGATGTGCGTGGTGAATGCCCTGATTTACACAATACAAACAGGAGGAATGCTCATCTTCTTGCTATTGCTCCTAATGCTAGTAGTGGGATTATTTGTTCTGGCACTTCTCCCAGCATTGAGCCTTTTCGTGCTAATGTATATACCCACAAAACTTTATCAGGTTCTTATCAAGTCAGAAACAAATTCTTAGTTAAACTTTTAAAATCAAAAGGTTTAAAAGGTCAAGAGTTAGAACAGACTTTAAAAGATATATCAGGTAATGATGGGTCAGTTGAAGATTTATGTATGCTTACAGATGCAGAGAAAGAAGTATTTAAAACTGCTAATGAGATAAATCAGATATGGGTAGTCGAACATGCTTACAAAAGACAAGAGTTTATTTGTCAAGCACAATCAGTTAATTTATTTTTTACTTTGCCAAAAGCAACAGAGGACCAAGATATACATGATGATTACATGCAGTATGTCAATGATGTGCATTGGTATGGTATGAATAAATTAAAATCGCTGTATTACTTTAGGTCTAATGCAGCAAGGAATGTGGAAAACGTTAACATTAAAGTTCCAAGGATTCGTTTAGATGAGGTGGACTGTATAGCTTGTGAGGGATAGTATGAATTGTTGGCATTGTAATACAAAATTAATATGGGGTGGAGACCATGATATAGAAGATAAGGATTCAGAATATATGATGGAAACCAATTTAAGTTGTCCGAACTGTGGCTCTTTTGTCATGGTTTATTTACCAAAGGAGAAAGAATGATATGGAAGATATAAAAATACAAGTGCATTCTTTACCTGCTGTCATAATGTTGGAAGCACAGCTACCAGATAGTATGGTAAAAAGTTTAAATAAATATTTAGATAAATTATATAAAAGTAAAAAAAGAAAATCATTAGCTGGTACTTTGGTTGGTCAAATACATAGAGGTCAACAATTATTAATGGACCATAAAGACCCTATACTAGATGAATACTATAAATTTATTACAAGCATGGCAGTTAATTATTTAGATGTTTATAATAATATAACAGGTACAAGACATACTGGTAAGATAATAGACATAGATGAGCTATGGTCTGTTCATAGTTATGAGGGAGATTATAATCCTATCCATGACCATGGAACTAAAACTCTTATGGGAATTAGTACAACTACATGGACTAAAGTTCCTGAACAAATAGGAAAGCAAGGAGAGAATCCTTTAGAAAGCTATGACTTGTATAATAGTTCAGGTGCATGTGATGGGTTTCTTGCTTTTAATTATGGAAGAAATAGTTTAATGGATTCTGAAAGATTAAGACCATCACAATCAGTAGTAATGCAACCTAAAGTTGGGAGACAACTTATGTTTCCATCATGGTTACAGCATATGGTATATCCTTTCTTTGGTGAAGGAGAACGTAGAACTGTAGCTGCTAATTTAAATTGTTTTAATAAGGAGGAAGAATGATAAAACAAAAATTATATAATGCTTTAAGATTAAAATATGAAGCACAAAGAGCAGAGGCAGAAACTAATTTATTAAACTATTTTAAAAGTAGTGTAGGTGTAGCTGAACATCCTAACATTATTGAAACAATGGATATGGAAATAGATAAGTTAGCAACTGCAGAAGATAAACTAAGAACATTAGAGGAGAACTTCAATGACTTTACTAGGTAATAGAGATTATTATAAACCGTTTGAATATCCATGGATGTTTGATTACTATGTATTACAGAATCAAATGCATTGGATGCCAGAGTCTGTGCCTTTACATACAGATGTAAAAGACTGGCAAGAACTTACAGACACAGAAAAGAATTTATTAACACAGATATTTAGATTGTTTACTCAATCAGATGTCGATGTGGCTAGTGGCTATATAGATAAGTATATGCCTATCTTTAAAAAACCAGAAGCAAGAATGATGATGTCTTCTTTTGCTAACATGGAATCAATTCATCAACATGCTTACAGTTTACTACTTGATACTGTTGGTATGCCTGAGATAGAATATAAAGCATTCGCTGACTATGAAGAGATGGCAGACAAGCACGACTACGTTGGTAACTTTAAACCTTCTAAAGCTAAAAGAGAAACCATAGCTAAAACTCTTGCTGTTTATTCTGCTTTTACTGAGGGACTACAACTCTTCAGTAGTTTTGCAATCCTATTAAACTTTCCAAGGTTCGGTAGAATGAAAGGTATGGGACAGATAGTTACCTATTCTATTCGTGATGAGTCTATGCACGTTGAAGCTATGACTAAATTATTTAGAGAGTTTATTAAAGAGAACATGGATATATGGACAGATGATTTTAAGAAAGAACTATATGACATCTGTAGAGAGATGGTAACATTAGAAGATAAGTTTTTAGATTTAGTATTTGAGATGGGTGACATACAAGGACTAACTAAAAAAGATATGTATGCTTATAATAGATACATAGCTGATAGAAGATTACTACAACTTGGTTTGAAAACTAATTATGACCAAAGAGAAAATCCTTTAGGTTGGTTGGATGAAGTAACTGGTGTCGAACATCAAAACTTTTTTGAAGGTCGTGCTACTACTTATATGAAAGCTGGACTTAGAGGTAGACAAGATAACATAACTTTTGCAGGATTTGAAGAATGAAACAGAAAGAAGCAACTCTGTTTGGCTATAAAGTATTATATAGTAGAACTGGTAAGGTAATTACTGAGAGAGTTTCTACAGATATTAAAGAATTAAAACCTTATTTTAGCCAAGAAGAGTACGCAACATTACAGACTGTAGTGCGAGAAGGTACAAGAAAGCTGGATGAAATACATAATTACATAGAAGCTAACCTAAATGCACGAATTATGGCAGATTAGAGAAAATTGACTTCACCAGATGCTCTGTATTGCATTATCTGATAGTACCTAATGCGATAGGTATCGTAAGATTAATATTTTAATACAGAGCTTCTCCGTGCCTCTGAGAGGATTTAGCTATAATTAGCTGGATATACGTATCTTTTTAGGTTTTTCTTCTTCTGGAATGTTCTTTTCCAGTTCAATCACCAAGATACCATCAACAACTACTGCATCTTTTACTTCAACATACTCTGCTAGAGCAAATGTTTTAGTGAAGTCTTTTTCAGATATACCCTTATGGATATATTCTACTCCTTTCTTCTCATCTGTTTGTACAGCAGATACAGTAAGTGTTTTATCTTTAACCTCAACATCAATGTCTTCGACTTTAAATCCTGCCATTGCTATTTCGATTCGATATGCCTCACCTGATTTAACTATGTTATAAGGTGGGTAGTTTGTTTGAGGTATTGATGCTCTTTGAAGTGTATCAAAGATTTCATCAAACCCAACTGAGAACGGACTGAATTGTCCAAATGCTTTTAAATGTGTCATATTAACTCCTTAATAAAGCAAGTTATTGAGTGCCGACCATTCGCACACTCTTACTTATATTATAGAGTCTTATTCAGGTTTTGTCAAGTCTATTGTAGTATATATTTCTACTGGCTCTGCTATCCCTTTCATTGCTATCGGTTCTAACTTAACTAAAGGTATGTCTGTTTCTTGAGCAGTATTCTTTGCTATGACTATATCTCTGCCTACAGCTTTACAACTACTCTCACATCTAGCTGCAAGGTTTACATCTGCACCTATAGCAGTATAATCAAACCTATCTTCACTCCCACAGTTCCCCAGCATAACTATACCGGAATTGATTCCTATACCAATTTCAATACCTAAGTCTGCTTCTTCCATCTTTTCTTTTATTTCTATAGCTGTAAGGATTGCTCTGTCCTCATGCATGTCTAAGTCTATTGGTGCATTAAAGATAGCCATCATCGCATCACCTATATATTTATCAACCATACCACCATACTTCTTAACTGCAGTAGCTTGTATGGTTAATGTCTTGTTCATTAACTCTGTTACTTGTTCTGGTTCTAATTGTTCTGATAAGTTTGTAAAGCCTCTGACATCAGTAAACAACATGGTACAATACTTTCTTTCACCACCTAACTTTAACAGTCCAGGATTTTCTTGTAATTGTTTTACTTGTCTTGGGTCAAGGTAATGACCAAACTGTTTCTTGATTTGTTGTCTTAGTTTGTATTGCTCTCTGAATCTTAAATAGAATTGTTGTAATGACAAAAGTGTCATACATGTCATACTCCATGTTACATCAACTAAAAAGCCTCGAAAAATTAAATAGTAACCGAGCCCACCCATCGACAGTATCAGCGTACCTGCCAATGATGCACCCATAGTAATACCAAAATGATTTATCACGAAGACGATTAATAATCCTGAAATGCATAATAAAATAAGTTCTATAAATAATCTATAATCTGGAATCTGAGGTGAGTCTATTAAAATACTTTCAGCTAAAGCTGCCTGTATCTTATGAGGTTCTAATAGTCCCTTTGGTGTAGCTAACTGTGGCATTACACCAGCAGCAGTCACGCCAACAAAAACAAATGTACCCTCAACATCCATCTCTTCTAATGTTGTTTGATTAGTATCTACCCAACTAATCCACTTTCTACCTAAACTGTCTGTACTAATAGGTGGTAAACCTTTTACTCTTATCATCTCTATACCATTCTCGTTGGTCTTTATCTGATAAGTATTAGCACCAGCTAAAGTCTTTAATACTTCTGTACCAAAAGCAGCAACCCAACCATCAGGTGTTTGTTGTAGTAATGGTAATCTTCTTACAAGGTTATCAACATCTACTGGAGCAGACACAGCACCTTGCGTAGCTGAATTACTTAAAGGTCTTATATTCTGTAAAAATCCTTTTGCCTTTGGTAACTCTACATCTGGTCCAAGAATAACAGTACCATGAGTTTCTGGGTACATACCATTGTCAAACTCTGGCATAGCTAACACACTTGGTGCATAGCTTAATACATCAGAGAATATTTTATCACCACCAAACCTGTCATCTTGTGGAAATAATATTACCCAACCAACACCTAGTGCACCTTTGTTAAGTAACTCAAGATGAATACTTGCTAAGTCTTGACGAGGAAAAGGATAACCACCTTTAAGTTGTACATCTTCCTCTGTAATATTTAATATAGTAAAATGACCTGAAGGCTCTGGTGTTTGTACTAGAGCATCAAAGGTTTTTAGTCTTAGTACTTCTAATGGTGCAAAATTAAATAACAAAGGTAATGTTAATAATCCTAATAGTAAACTTGCGTATCTCATTAACAAGGTACTCTTGAGCCATCGAAATTAAAATTTATAGTACAAGGAGAAGTAGTATTAATTATATAAATATTTCTTACTACTGCTATACCTAAAGCTGTATTTATAAGAGTATAGCTATAAGTGTTTAAGTTTTCTCCAATCAATCCAGCAAATATAATTTTATGAACTACTAATTTTTCTAATGATGGTCTTTTACCTATTATAGGATTAGCTTCTGCTATATTAGGATTTTTTAATCCTTCATAAGTTGTGTAAACATCTAAAGCATTTAATGTCCAATAAATAATTCTTTGCTGTTTTGTTGGAGGTTCTTTTATTTCTATAAAATTAAAGTTATCTCTAAACTTTTTTTCTAACTCTACAATTTCTTCATCTGGAATAGGTGGTAAAGTTAAATCTAACTCTGCGTATAATGGACTACATAGTAATCCTAGTAATAATAATCTAATCATTTTGTTTTATTGTTATGGTTGACGAGCTACCACCGTTTACTATAATCTGTGTGCTCTTACCATTTTGTACTAAGATAACAGTATAAGCATTATTTTTATCTAAATCTACTCTTACTGTATTTTCTAATGCTCTAATAAAAGTTATAGTATTATCTGTAGTAAAAGTATTTATTTGTGTATCAGGGTCAAACCCTAATGTTGTACCTTTTAAATCTAAACTAGCTTGAAGTAAAGTTTCAGTCTGGTCAAGCTCATTAACATCCTGTATGATGTCAAGCAAGTCCTCTAAAAAATTCACGTCAAGGTAATTTATATCTAGCTCTGTAAATTCTAAATCATCATTAGCTAGATAGTCTACATCCAAGTCCTCAAACTCAAGATAATCAACATCAAGTAAGTTACTACTATTACTTGACACACTCTTCTCAGTAACATTTATATCCTCCTTTGGTGGATTAACAATCAACATATTGTCTATTAGTTCAAGTGTTATATCTAATATTACAGGCTTAGTAGGCTCAGTTTCAAACATAGAAACTGTAGTAGCTTGATAGGGTTGATTAAGTATAACCTCACCTACAGCAGTAGCAACAATTATCTCACCACTTGGAGTACCATCATCTTTTGGTAATAGTATAATTAAACTTTCACCAAGTTCATTTACTGTTACTGTAAAATCTGTACCACGAATTGATACGTTAGCACTTGGAGTACTAATAGCAATGTTCTCTTTATTAATAGTATTTAATTTACCAGTAATAAATCTTGCTGTCCCACTTGCAAACTGCAAAGCCATCTTAGACTTTGATGGGTCAGGGTCGTAGATAAACTCATCAATGAGTAACTGTGAGTGCTCTGTTAATCTAACCTTAGTATCATTAAGAAATGTTATACCAATCCTACCGTTAGTAGTCTCAACATTATCATAACTTTCAATACCAAAAAACAAGGCAGCATCATAAGGTTTATCCCTTACAATCCTGCCTGTTCCTTTAAATTCTGTTACGCTTCCAATATTAGCATCCGACTGCTGTGCCACCATCGTCTTGGATAACACAAACAGTACCAGAATCGCCATTTGAAATAATCTTGAGCCAATCACTTGCTAAAGTACTCTGTTGTTGTATATTAAAGGTTCTTAAACTACCTGTTTGGTCTAAATAAAAATAACCATTAGCATAGCCATCACCATCATAAGTTACAGTATTACTATCTCCATCTATATCTACAAAGGAAGTAGCACCATCAACATCTATATCGAATGTTAAAGTATTACTACTACCATTAATAATCCAATCTAAATCTGTATTACTTGCTATAGCATTTGTAGCTAAATCCAAGTTAAATGTGTTACTGTCACCAGTAGCTTGAACATTTAGATTAGAACCATCAGCACCATAAGTATTAGTAGGGTCAACTTGAATAGTAAATGTATTTGAATTACCATCAAAATTAAAGTAACCAACAATATTATCTCCTAGTATATCACCAAGAAATGTATTACTGTCACCTATTTGATTTAATATTAAATCCAAAGTATTACCATCCAAATCTAATGGAGTTAAACTTCCAGCAGTAGAATCAAGCCCACCTATAATGTTGCCTGAACCAAGTTGCTCTAAGTCTATATTAGCAGTATCACCTGATTGGTCTATATATATTTCGTTGTCAGCCCCGTACAATGATACATTCAACATCATTGCAAGGGTCAATAATTTTAATATTTTCATATTCCCAATACCCTCTCTCTATTCCTATTTCTATTAAATTAAAAACTGCTGTCTCTATTACCTTTTGCAAAGCAATAGAGCCAACCTCGTTCTCAGCGATGCCTCCTTCTATTTCTACTAGTTCAGTACCAGCTTCAATAAATCGGAAGACATCTTGAGACACACTTGTTGATAAAACATTTTTAGATACCGTAGTCTCTAATAATATTTCACCAGTTGACACAGAAACTAATCGCAATGATATAGTTACTACGTCTTCTCGGTATTGTTTCGTGTTACCTATTCCTAAGTAACGTGCCCCAATACCACCAGATTGAATGTTTGTATCATAACTTATAACTCCACCTTGTACTATAAGACCAGCAAATAGTAAGGGTTGTAGTTTTAAGTCTTCCTCAAAGTTCTCTCTAGTTGACCGGATTAGTTGTCGTTCTTTGGTAAGATTATCTAACCCTACCCTTTCGACAACTCTAAAAAATTCACCATTAGCAGCATGTTTTAAAGCTCTGATAAGCAATGCTTCTGGAGCTTGAGTAACTGCTGTACTAAATAAAGCAAAGCTACTATTACTTTTTCTTTGCCCTGTTAAGTCTTGAAAACTGTTAGCATATACTGCTATAATTGGTTTAATTTTTGCAGGAGGTAAATCAGCTAACTGTGTAGATTGTAAATCTAATACGTTAGCAGGTTCTATTTTTTTTGTTAAAACTAAATCGTTGTTTTTACTTAATACTGCACAACCACTAAAAAGAGAAATCGCCAATAGGCAACTCAATAATTGTTTCATTCCCATCTGCATCTACAATCCTTAATGTTATAATTCCATCTTCAATACTATACTCAATAGTATTACCTTCTAATTCTAATATGCCACTTGTACTTGGAGTCTCACCAAATAAATTTTCTACTAGCTGTCTTGATAGCTGTGCGTATATTCTAGACTCTAAGTTTCTTATAAACCTTGCTAGTGTAGTGTTCTCTTTATCTCTTTCTATTTGTTCTTGAATAGCTTTTAGTTCTTCTTTGATAGTCATCTTTCTTGAGAACTCTTGATTCTCTATGGTAAGATAATGTGCAGAAGTACCTATCCCACTAAAACTGGGATTCTTAAATTGATGTACCATCTCATCAGCTTTTATATCTGTTACTGCAAATAATGCTAATAAAAATATACTTACTAATGTTGCCATCTCAATCTTTTCTTTGGTCATCTCTCTCTGCCTTTGCTATTTTTTCTAAATCAATTAAATTTGGGACACCTACCAAAGTCTTTAACAATACATCTTGTCTAATACTTTGATTGTCCAATGCTCTTACTCTATCAATTAAACTCACAATAATACCATATTGACTATCAAGTTTAGTTGACACCCTTTCTTCCATAGTGTCTAATGCAGTCTGTACTTTTTCATCTAAAGTATCTAGTTTAGTTTCCATACCATCAATAATTCTATTGATAAGTTTCCAAACAAAAATACCTAGTCCTAAAGCTGCTGCAATAGGAAAACCTAATTCAGTTATTAGTGCTACTGCCGACTCCATCAGTCTTGCTTATGTGAAGCCCCAAAGTAAAAACTAATAACAGCACTTGCTAAACCACCAAGATAACCTAACACTAGGTTTATCAAAGCCTCACTATTTTGCTCTGGTGGTTGTAGTGTTACTAAGAATATATAAGCTAAAAATCCACCTACTGTGGCTACACCCATAATTCTAGCTGTCCAGTCTTTTGAAAATTTTCCTCTAGCATCTTGCGTATCAGCTACTTCTAGTTTAAATACGTCTACTTCTAGCTCTTTCATTTGCACTTCAAAGTCATTCTCAGCTTTTTTAAGTTCTAACATTTGTTCAGGTGTTGCTTCAGCTACAGCTTTTTCTATTGCTTTAGGATTGTTAGGGCAACCTAAAACATCGGCTATCATATTAGCAGCCATACCACCCATAGGACCACCTAAAGCAGTACCTAATGTTGGAGCTACAGCACCTACTATATTTTTTAACATATCTTTCATATTATTCTCTCTCTAAAGTTAATGTTCCCTCTAACATACCATCAATAGAACTTAGCACCCATTCAGGTACATCATCTACTAATATATTCTCCTTCTCAGCTTTTTGTAAATGTAAGCTGATTAAACTTTCATATAAACCTCTAAACTGTTCTCTAGTTACCCAAGGCTCATCACACTTGGCTCTAGCTTTACAATCAAGCTTATATGCTCTGTCTAAATCTGTTTCTAAGTAGAGCAGCATTCTCTAACCATAGTTTGTAACTCAACACTACGTCTACCTACTTGTCTAAACCAACGACTGTCTTCCATTTGTACAGCCATCTCTTCCCAGTCATGTGTACGACAAGCTGCTAACATCTTTTTAAATTTACTAAATCTCGTACCACCTAGATTAAAACACATATTAACTACAACACGTTGTATAATCTCTGGTAAGTTTTTAAAATCTTCTTCGCCTATAACATGCATAGTTTCTTTTAAATGTTTATTAAAATCACTTTCATAATACATATCTACTACTTCTTGAGGAACAGCAGTACCAACTTCCCAATTGTATTCAGGGTCTTCTGGTTGGCATAGATGTCCGACACCAAGAGTTTTATAGCCTAAACTATCCATATATATTTCTAACACTTCACCTTCGTGTCTTTTTATTTCAGCTTTACATTGTTCTATGTTCATAATCCTAACTCCTCCATTTGAGCTTTATAAGGTTCTCCTGTAAAAGGGTCAACTCTGTCTGCTGGGTCTTCTTTAGTGTCAGAAACTTCTGGTCCTGATACTAAGCCACCTTCAACTTTTTGTTGTCTTGTAAATTTTTTAGGTCTTTTTAATATTTTTATTACTTCTTTTTCTTTTTCATTTAAATCATCTTCATATTGTAATAAAGGTAATATACTTAATTGATTATATAACTTTTTGTAACTACTTTTAAACTCATTAAAACTTACACCAGTATAGTCTGCTGAGTTATATAAATTTATTAATTCTTTTTCAGTTAATCTAATAGGTTGAAAATTATTATCATAAGAAGATAATCCATTTTTTTCTACCACTCCTAGTCCTTCACCACTTACTTTTTTTACAGCTTCTTTAATATCATCATTCCTAATACCTAAAATTCTAGCTCCTCTAATTGCTCTATTTAAAGTTACATAGTCTCTGTAATAAGCTCTATTAGCTATTAAATAATTTTCTAAAGCTTCTTCAATAGTTTCTACTTTATATTCATTTAATAAATCTTTAGTATCTTTATAGTTTGTATTAAAATCTTTTACTTTAAAAAATAAATTTGTTTTTAAATTTTCTGTATTAACTGAAGTATAATTTAAACCTGTTAATTTACCTACAAATTCTTCTACAAATTCCTCCCCAGATAATTCTCCTTCTTGTAACTCTCTAGTATATTCAGCTCCCTCTTTTAAAAATCTTGGTAATAAAACTTCTCCTACATATTTTGATGTCGCTAAAAAATTTTGCATACCACTTTGTTGTGGATTAGTTCCTTCAATAGGATTGCCATTTTCATCTTCACCAAGAAGTAGTGCTCTCCCTAATCTATCAGTAAATAAAGGCTGGTCAGTAAAAGGAGCTAAAAATGTTTTTAAAGACTCCATACTTGCATTAGCTATTTTATTATCTATAGAATCTAACGAAGATTCAGGGTCAAATATTTCATTTGTAAAAGCATTAAAAACATTTAAAACTGGAGCATTAGGGTCTGAAAAAGTTAAATCTACAAATGATATATTACCAAATTTATCACGTTTATATCCTATAGTTCCATTATTTGACCAAGGTGGTAATGCTAAATCTTTTATAGCCTGTTCTTCTTCATCACTAACACCAAATGCATATTTAGTAAATCTATTAACACCTTCACTACCTAAATAACCCACAGCCATTTGACTAGCTAATCTCTGGTAACCTCTTTCAATTAAGTCTGGATTACCTGACCTAATTTCTTCCATACCTCTCATTAAAGTATGATAATTATTTCTCCATCTTTCTGCAAAGAAAGAATAAAAGTTACCAAATACAGGCACTTTTCTTAATTCTCTAGCTCCTAAAGGAACTAAATTATAAGTAGGGAAAGTATTTCTAATAATAGTAGCTGCTTCTCTTTCTAATTCATCTATACTTCTATTAGGAAATGCTTTTTTAAGAACATTTAATTCTTTTTGAAAAGAAGCTATTCTCCATATATCATCTTCAGCTACATAAGTTTTATTAAAAGTATCTGTTACTTTATTAAATAATTTTTTAGCACCACCATAAGCTTGACCAGCAAATGCTCTGTCTAATTTTTTTACCCAATTAGCATCTGTTATATTTTCATTTATTAATTTTTTAAATTCACCTATTCTAACGTTTTGATTTACTATGCCAAGGTTTTGATATTTAATATATAAATCTTCTAAAGCTTTATTTTTATTAGGGGTTCTAGTATATAATTCATTTGTTAAAGTTTTAAAAGCATTTCGAGTTTCTTTATCAAAAGGATTTAATCCATTTTGTGCCATAATAATACCACCACCAATAGTATTACGAGCATGAGTTGTAAAACTATATACAGTTGCAACAGCTTGTCCAACACCTTTTACAGCTAATAAAGGAGATAATAATCTTTCAAAAGTACCAGTAGAAGTCTTTTCAAAAAACTTAGCTATTTGTTTAGTGGTTCTCATTCCATCTAACGCACCAAATTGTTTACCTTGAATAACTCCGGATGTTCTAGTTCTTGTTACTGCATCGGTTGTTTCTTCAAAAAACCATTTACCTTTACCTTTAGTATATAAATCATCATACATTTTAGCATCAGACAAATATTTTCCAAGAGTTTCTATTGTGGTAAAAACAGTTTTTCCTATGTCTTCAGTTTCTCTTTGTCCAAAAAATTTACGTAAAGGTTCATCTATTTCTTTTCTAGTTTGAAATAAAATATCTGCTTTTTTAAATCCATAAACTTTATCTAAATAAAAGTCCATATTTTTTCTATCGCCTAATAAACCCTCTACAATTTCTTTAGCCTCATCTCTATATTTATCTATGCTTAATTTTGCAGTATCATCAAATAAAGAAGTTTGAATAGACCTACCAGCTAATTTTTCAGCAATACTTTCAACTGCTCCATCTATAACATCTTGACTTGGTTTATAACTAGGATTCTCAAAATATTCATAACTTCTTCTTAAATATTTACCTATATTACTTCTAATAACAAATTTTAAATCTTCAGGTATATTTTTTTGTTCTAATAATAAATTACTTAAATCATCTATAGTATCTCTAGTTCTTAAAGCTACACTCTGTAATCCTTCAGGTAATTCTTTTAATTTTATATTACCAGATAAATAATCTTCTAACATTTTAGTAACCTGAGAACCATTAAATTCACCTTCTTTTACAAGCTGTTTAGATTGATAAGTTAAATCATCTAATAAATTTTTTGCTTGTTTTTCAAATCCAGCTTTAGCTAATTCACCATCTAAAATAATGTTATGCATTTCAGAATTATAATAACCTCTAGAAGTAAAATATTTTCTTCTAAGCTTTCTAACACCATTTAAAATTCTAGTAGCTTCTCTTTTAATACCACGACCTTCTAAAGGTATGTCTACAAAAACATCATCATCTACTTTGTCTTTAATTTTATTAGGAGTAAAAGGTTCTAATTTTTCTTTTAAAGGAGCTAACATTCTTTTAAATCCTTCTTTTAATTCTGAATTACTTTTTATTCTTTTTAATACTTCAGCTAACTTATCTTTAGTAAGAGACACAGTTTTTAAGCCTCCTCCTATAATACCAGTAAAAACTGCACCATCTAATAATAGAGTTAATCTTCGTTGAGTAGAACTACTATTTTCATCAGCATCTAAATATTCAAAAAAGTCTCCAACAAAACTATCATCTAATACAGTATTCTCTATATTTTCATTAATATATTTAGCAACCATAAATACTTCAGGGTCATCTGCAAATAAAACTTGCGATGATATTTCAGCAGCAGCTAAATCTTTACCTAGTTCAATTTTTTTAGCTGTTAAAAGTTTTTTAGTGTCTGCTTTTTTACCTGTTCTTTTTAAAGCATCATCAGCTCGAGTACCAAATAAGTTTCTAGCTCTACGAAATACACTTACAAAAGGTGCTATAGTTACTGCTCCAGTTCCTATAATACCTTCTGGTTGTTGAATAGTATCTCCATCGTAAATATCAGCACCTACTACTGGTCTTAATAATGTAGCTGAACCTTTATCTATTCTTTTATTACTATCTTTTTCTATTTGATTTACTAATTCACTATAAGAAATATTTTTATCTTTAGCAATTTTTTCTAAAGTTTCTCTTTGTCCATAAGTGTTTAATTTTAAAGCAGCTTCACTTACTAATTTTGCACCACCTGTAAATAATTCATTAGCTATACCACCCACAGTTTTTCTATAATTTTTTAAAGGCATGTTATCGCCTATCCAATCTTGATAAGTTGGTTTAAATTGTTTTTTATAAAAGTTAGGGTCTGCTTCTAAAGGGTCAGGTTTTATTTCAGGAGATACAATATTTTTTATTTCAGAACTTAAAGGTTCACTAGAATTTTTAGTAGCAATATCTACAAATTCTGCAAATCCAAATTCTTTTTTGTAAGTGGGATTATTATTATAAAGTCTACGTAATTCTTCTAAATCGTTTACTGACTTTAAATTATTTTCATACTTATATTTTTCGTACAAAGATGACATTATTATTTATTTTAATAAACCAAGTGGGTCTGAATTTTCATAATCAATATCGTCAGTAAATGCTATTGCAATATTATATTGTTGTGTAACATATGTTTGTTGTTGTAAATTTCTAAATAGTTGTTTACTATCTCCTAATACTGTTTCATTCCGATTTATGTCTTCTATACTCATACCCTCAATAGCTGTCTGAACTTCATCAGGTAATCGAGTTATAGCAATATCTGATAATTGAGTATCTTTAGTAAGGCTTGGATTATCATCTATCATACCATATACTACTGCCATTCTTGACGCAAAAATTTGTGCTTGTACTGTTGCCATATCAACACCACCAACAGCTTTTCTTTGTATTTCTCCAATATAGTCTTCTAAAAATTCTTGTCTTTCTTTTTCTAATACTTCAGTACTTTTACCATTATTTTTATTTTCATTAATCATAGCTGTTAAATCAAATATAGTATTAGCTTTATCAATAGTATCTTGACTTAAATCTTCAATACCTAATGCAGTTCGTTTAGCTTTATTTAATCCTCTTTCCCAACTTTGATATTCTATAGAATTTTTATTTTCAGGTTCAGGAGAATATGCTATATATCTTGCTTCAGCCTCATTAAGTTTTGATAAATTAATTTTAGCATTAAATCCTTCTTCATATGCTGCAATAGCATTTTGAGCAGCTTGATACGTCATACCATTTGCTCTCCATTGTTCTCTAACTCCTCTTCTCAATCTTAAACTATCTTGGTCACTTTCATTTAAACCACTATTATTTAATAAAGTATTTAAATCTGCACCACTAATTTTTAAACCTTCAACATCTCCTCTTTCTTTTTGAATACGAGCTACATCCTCTGCAGTATATGTTAATATTCTAGTTTGATTAACTTGTCTTCTTTGTTTTAGCTCTTCTACTTTATCAGCATACTCTTGTTTATCTTTACCAATACCTATAGCTCCAAATGCTTTATGCACTAAACTTACATTAGCAGGTGCAGCAATTTGTTCCTGTTGTGCTCTATAATAATCCATGTAAGGTTTTGTAAATTCTTCTTTAGTAGTAATAGATTTATCTATATTATTATATTGTGTTATAAACTTTTCATTTTGTTTGTTTGCATAATCTGTCATCCAATTAAGTTTATACTCTGCAACATCTCCACCTTGTAAACTCATTAATTCTTTATCTTTAATATGTTCATCATTAAAAGCTTGTTCAGCTTGAGTTTTATAATAATTTAAAGCTCCATTCTTTTGAATATTTTCATATTGATTTGATAAATTAACTCTTTTAGTCCATTGATTATTTAACTTAGCAACCTCTAAAGTTTTATTTCTTTCAAGTTCTTCTAATTGTTTTCTAACTTTACTTTGCATAGAAGCTTCTTTAGCATTAAAAAATAAAGATGCTAATAAAACATTTCTAGCTCTATTATCTTTTTTATCTCTACCAGATAGATAAGCTCCAATAAGCTCACCTGTTTGTGAACCCGGATTTTTATCTAATAAACTTTTTAAAAAATCTGACATCTTATTCCTCTCTTGCTAATAAACTATTACTTTTTTCTTTTTTTACTTTATCTAATAAACTTTGTGGTATTTCAGTTTCTTCAATAACTTCTCTAATTTCTGCAGGAACTGACTGTGGATTAACTCTATTAGCAGCTTGTTTTCTAATATTATCTAATTCATTAATACCACCCTCTAAAGTTTGTAATTGTTTTTCTGGTGACATTTCTTTAACTGCTACATCATCTCCTGAATCTAAAACATAATCTATTTCTGCTTTTTCAGCTAAAGCCATTATCATAAACATAGTTGGCTCCATCATTAGTGTCATTAAATCTGGATTCCATTTACCTTCTAAAAATCCTGAATAAAGAACACTAGAAGCAATATCAATAACACCTACACCATTACTTAATGATAATAACATATTAGTAACTGTTTCTGGTACTGTAAGCTGTTCAAAGATATACATCATAGTTTCTTTAGGATTAGTATATTCTGCAGGTTTTTCCCAGTTATAAGGCTGGTCTGGTGCATTAGTTAAACTTTGTCCCGGAATAGCTTTACCTTGTTCAAAACTATCGGATATAAATTTTGTTGCTTTTTCTGATATTGCCATAATCTTATCCCATTCTTGTTTGTGTTAATAAATAATCTGGACTTAAAGTTCCATAGAATAAACTTTGATTTAAATTTTGAAAGTTAGTTCCTTGATATTGAGGCATTTGATTTTGAACTTCTGCTAAGTATGCATTTTGTGAAGCTTCCATTGGTGGTTGAGAAGCTATACCACCACTAATAAATTGTTCTTCTGGTTCTCCTTGGACTGCACTAATTGCTAATGAAGTAGTTAAACCTTCTGCTACATTAGGTATAAATTCACTTTCTTTAAAAGAAGATAGTATATTACCTTTAGAAGAAACAAATGCATCTTTACCAACTTCACCGAGTTCAGAACCAATTAATTTTCCTTTTTCATTATAGTTGTATTTTATAGGTGTATCTACTACATTATCAACTGGTATTAAATCTACATTTGATGAATCAACAATTCTTGGGCTTTCAAGAACATTAACTGCTTCTGTTGCAGCATCAGCTACATTATTTCTACCAAAGAAGTTACTATCCTTTATACGTTCTGAAAAATTTTTCCACCACCCTTCTTTACCAAATAAAGCTTTTGCTCCACCAAAGAACATCATAGACAATCCTATGCCTCCTATGATACTACCAAACTTACTACCAAAAAGTTTATTAACTTTCTTTTTTATTTTTCTTCCTACTTTTCTTAAAAATCCCATAATTTTATCCTAGTCCTGCTGTGTATGAATTACGTAATGATGAAATAAGTTGTGTTAAATAATCATCATATTTTTCACCAGCTTTACCTTCATTAGCAATAGCTGTTGCAAGTATTTGAGCATTTCTGTTTTCTTGATTTTCAAAAGCTCTGAAATCAAAATCAGCTTGGTCTCTTAATTCTTGCCATAAAAATGCTTGGTTCTGACTGCTCATGTTAAATGCATTCATTGCGTTCTGCATATTAATTTGATTCTGAGCAGCAGTATTAACTGTATTAGCTTGTCTTCTCCATTGTACATTAGAAGCTTCAACTGCTGCAGCATTCTGTGCATTCCAATTATTTCTTGCAAAATCTTGTTGACTATTAAATTGGTCTACTTGAGTTATAAGCTGTGCATTAAATTTTTCAACATCTGCTTCTCTACCAGCTCTTCTAGCTTCGGCTGCATTATTTTGACTAGCATTAAACTGTTCCATTGCATTATTTTGTGAAGCATTATACTGTTCCATTTGTGCACCAAGACTCATCATAAACTGGTCTCGTTGTTGTTCATTAGCAGCATTAAATTGAGCAGCAGCATTTTCAGCAGATTGATTTGATAGTATTCTTTGTTGCTCTTGCTGTGCTTCCATCATACGTGCTTGTTGATTATTATTTAAAATACTCATATCCATTTGTAAGAATGCTTGAGCATGTTGCATAGCTACTTTAGTTCTTTGGTCTACTGCAGCCATATCAAGTGATGCTAAAGCTGTAGCATCTTGTAAAAATGATTGTTGTTGAGCATTCATATTTTGTAATGTTACAGTTTGCATAAACTTACTATTAGCTAATTCTACTTGTTGTTCTGTATTAAATTTAGTTAAATCTAAATTTGCTTGTATAGAAGCATTTTGTATAGCCATTTGTTGGTCAGTATTTAACTGAGCTACATTCATCTGTTGTGCTAACTCTTTATTTCTAATATTAACTTGCATTTGTTTATTTAAGTTAGCAAGGTCTGTTTGTTGCTCATTACTTAAACTTTCTGCATCTGCCTGATTCATTGCAGATAAATTAGCTAATCTCATTTGTTGGTCGTTAGACAAATTAGCTAAATCCATTTGTTGTTTAAATCCAGCATTCTTTGATAAAAAGTCTGCAGCAGTTTGCATTTCTAATATTCTGTTTTGATTTTCTGCAGCTTGGTCAGCTCCTGCTCTAGCAGCATCTATTTGTAATTCTGCCATTTCTATTTGCTGTTCATTACCAAGATTTTGCATTCTCATTTGTTGGTCATTTTGAGACTTTATAACTGCTTCTTGTTGTCTATTTTGTAAGTCTGTTAACCCAGCTTGTTGTGTTTGTTCTGCACTTGTCATTACAGCTTGTTGATTAAATTGACTTTGTAATGTAGCCATTTGTTGAGCCATCTGTGCTGTTTGACTTTCAGCAGTCTGCCTGTTTGCTAAATTAGATAATCTTAATTGTTGTTGTTGACTTGCTTGTTGTAGATTAGCTTGTTGTTGATTACTTAAATTTTGTGTTGCTCTAGCTTGTAAAGCTTGTGCATTACTTTGAGCAATAGGAAAAGCACTTTGAACTACAGCATTAAACAATGCATCTCTACCAACTGTTGAAGGTAACATACCTCTTGCAGCCATATTTTGATTAACTGCATCAACAGCAGGTTTAGCCCATAGTGGTATATTACCATCTTCCATACCACCAAGTAATGTTTCCATTTGTGATGATACTAAAGCTTCTTGAGGTAAAGCAGCTACAGCAGCTTGTACTTCTACAGGTTGAGTATCTACTTCAGCTCTAACACTTGCAGGGTCTTCTACCATAGCAGCAGCAATATCTTTTGGAATAAAAGCAGTAGCTGCTATCATATCTGCAGCAGCATTTTTAGCAGCAGTACCTGTTACTTGTCTTTGTTCAAGAGCATCATAACCTATAAGGTCTACTGCATTTTCAGCTATTTGATTTATTACAGCACCTTGAGCAGCAGTATCAGTTATGGCAGTACGAGTATTATATTCTGCATCTGGTCCTTCAACTAAATTAACTTTACTACCTCTAACATCTTTATCATAAATTTTAGATTGTAAAACTGCTTCAACATTATCAGCTTTTTCAGCTTCTGCTACACTTTTTTCTATTTTTGCAAACTTTGCAGGTTCTGTAAGATTTCTAATTTCTTCTAAGTTAGCTTTAACTACTGCATCTCTGTTACCTTGAGCAGCATTAACAGTAACTTCTTCTGATATTGTTGTTAATTCATCTGCAGATATTTGAGCAGCACTTCTTTCTGTTGGTTGAGTTGCTGTATCAAGTTGTCCTTCTCTAACTGTTTCAGGTGTAACTTGCTCTGCTGTTTCTCCTGTAACTGTAGTAGGCTCTGCCATTGTTGTAGTGCCTTGCTTAATGTTTTCATTTATTTGTACTGCTGGGTCAATAACAGCAGCTTCTGGAACTTGCCCTGCTGCTCTAGCTTCAGTCTCAGCTTCTGTTCTAGCTATTCTTTCTCTTCTAGCTTGTGAAGATTCTGTACCTCTTGCAGCATTAAAAGCTTGACCTTGACCTTGCGTGATAGGTGTCTGTGGTGGATTATTAGGTGGGTCATTAGGTGGGTCTTCTTTACCACCATTGTCCTCATCATCAGGTGGGTCAAAAACATCTCCTCGTATTCCCGGACTTGTTACAGTTCTGTCTTTTACAGTAGGTTGAGGAATACCACCAACTTGAGCTTTTACTCTTCCACCAGTACGCATGTCTACCCTACCACCAGTAGTGTATGTTGGTCTATATTTTTTAGTTCTTTTCTTTTTCTTTGCCATTATTTTACCTCAAAGAGTCTGTCAACCTTTTCATGTAGTTTTTCTAATCTATCCATTAAGATATTCATTCCTTCTTTTACTTCTTGTTTGGTGACATAGTCTTTTGCAATCTCTTCTCGAGTTTTATTTAAAAGTATGTCTATTCTTTTTGCTTCGGCTTCGTTTCTACGAATACCGTAAAGCACCGGAGCTAACACCAATGTTATGAAGATGTTCCAGAACAAATAAGGTGTTAATTCCATAGCTTATTAACTAATTGTTTTAGTAACAGATGTAGGTGTAATACTTTCAGCTATATTTGCATCTAATGCAGTTTTCATAGCTGTAACTTCGTCAGCACCTAAAGCAGCTTCAACCCAACCTTGAACATTACTTGCAGTTAAATCTGCAAAAGCTGTAAAGCTTGAAAGGTCTGAAGTATCAAGTATCTGTGAACCATAAGTAGTAGCAGTCCAGTTATTACCGTCACTATCCTTATTAGTATCATCAGTTGCTGTAAGTCTCCAATGTACGTTGTAGACTACATCACTTTTACTATCTTTAGTTGGATATGTATCAACTGTTGAAACATTCC